TGAATCCGCCATACAGCAGTCGATCCAGTTGTCCCCAGCCTGTGCTGACCTGCCCGCCTGCATCAAAGTATTTGCTGAACATGCCTTCGGGATCCAACCAAAAGTCTGTTCCAAGGTCCTTGGTCAGCGATATCTGCACTGCATCTTTGATCAGTTTTTCCACTGGCTCAAACTCGCCCTTTTCCAACAAGTCTGCTGACTTGAGAATAGCACGTTCTAGCTCTTGACGTCGAGTAAATGCTTCAAACTCAGTCATGAACCACTCATAGTGGCCTTCGTTGAGATCAGGCACTGGTTCTAACTTGACACCAGTGGTGGCTGCAATCTGTGTGCGATCCGGCAGCGTTTTGTGTTGATCCGAATGCTCTTTGATAAACTTGGCCGCAGATCTCAAACTTCGATCAAAGTTGTCTGGATTGTAGATGTTTTGGACGCGAACATAACTGGCTGCGTCCTCTAGCATCATTTCCAAAAACAGTCGTTGCACATCAACCGAGTAATCTTTTAGCAAGTTGCTTTTTCCTCAATTCAATTTTGACACGACTGGTTTCACGTGCCTGCATAATAGTTAGCAGTGTTGCCAAGCGTCCGTACTTTCGCACGGCATCGTTGGGGTCTTTGCAGTCGGGCCAATCAGGTATGCTCACTGCCCAGCCCAGTTCTACAGCACGATCAATCAGCTCAAGGCCAGCACGATCCTGATCTGGCACCACAGTGACCGCACGGTCTAGAGTGCGTATCAGTCTGGCCTGTGCATCTGAAATGGTGTTGTGCATCACTGCCACGCCACCAGTGCTGAGTGCATCAAAGATCCCTTCCATGACCAACACATGCTGCCAGTCAGCAGGTTGTAGATCAATGCCAAACACATATCCTGGTTGAGCATGACTGATGAATTTGGGCGCACGACCATCCAGCATTCTAGCAGTCCAACCCACCACGCGGCCATCGTAGGTAAATGGTATGGTGATGTGTTCACGCACCCAGTGAATGCCGTCAGTGCGTATGGTGGTCATGGCTGGAAAGTCTTCGGGCACACCACGATCTCTCAGATATTGCCAGTATTTGGGCAATTCGGGAGTGATCACTTCGCTGCCAGGAGGAAAGTCATCTAGTTCCTCAAAGTAAATGGCACTGAGTTGGTTAGCCACTCTGGCACGCTCGTCCAAGATACCGTGCACACTGCGATGCCTTATGCTTTCAAGATTCAGCAAGTCAATTTCTTGTTCGGGTACATGCAGAGCTGCCAATAACTTGCGAGCTCGATATCCCAGTGCTCGACCCAGCACAAAACTGGCGGTGATGGAACAATTGAAACAGTGATAGCTCCAGCCTTGATCACTGGATTTGAGACCACCACGTGTGCGTCGATCGTCGCAAACTGGGCAATTGAAGCTTATCCAGCCCGACGGAGTCTGTTTGCGTCGGGCTGGCAGATACGTCAGGATGTCAAGCATCTAGTGATTGTACACTATATTTTGGAAACAATCAACGATATAGAACGTTTTCAACTAGGCCATTTGAAAACACTGCCACAGCACTCACAGTGCCACCAAACTGCATGGGCAAGTATCCCGAACCGCCGTTGGTTATGGTCACCCCGGCAATTTGATTGGTGGCAATGGTACAGGTGGCGGTGGCATTGCTGCCAGTGCCCAAAATTGTGATCAAGGGAGGTGCTCGATACTGAAATCCTGGATTGTTAATGGTGATGCCTGTGACAACACCATTGGTGACTTGCACATTGCCGCTGGCACCATAACCTATGCTGTTGTTGAATGCCAGACGCAGCAGGGGATGAAATCCTGCAATATTGAAATAGTCAGTGGTGGTGGCGCTGAAGTATTCGCGAGTCTCGCTCACGTTGGTCCAAACAGATTCATAATTGGGTGCTGCTTCTACTTTGACCGTGCCAGTGTAGCCCACCAAATCAAATTTGATTGTGGTATAACCACTTTGATTACTGGGCATCTCGCTGCTGTACCATTCGGTCATGCTGACGAAATTCTGAGGTTGCGGAGTCAGCGCCCAGTCTGGCCAATTGGTGCTGTTGGCACCCACAGTTTGTTGCTTGCCATAAGGTGTGGGCACAGTGCATTCAAAGCTGGGCACAAATTGCGGAAACACACTGTCTACAATGTCGCAGTCTGCTCTGGCTTGTGCATTGGCATTGACATACACTGCCTGCACATAATCGCCGCTTACCCGTTCAATGCTGTAGCTGGCCGGCTGTGCTTGGATGTTAATGGTGTCTGCGCTGTCCAGCACTACTTTTACTCGTCCAGTGGTGGCACTGAGTATGCTCATGGGTTTTTCCAGCAGCAGTTGATCGCCGGCTTGATTAACCAGTCTGAACTTGAATGTGCTGCCCGTGATGTTGACTGGTTTTTGATCTTGATTGAGGAATTCAAACAACAACACGTTGTCTACCCCTTTGTTTACGGTTAAAGATTTGGCATACACTGGTTCGTACCTCACTGTGAAATATCCACCACTGGTGTCAATCAAAAACACTTTGGTAATTTGTTGATATAAGTAACAAGTGGTTGAATACATTAGGAATCCTCAAAACGTATTTATGGGCAACAATCTCTTTGAAAAACTGACAGAAAAATACCCCTTTATAACACTATGTCTCTATGCCAATCAGGAGTACGTGGGGATAGTTCAAAATCGCGACGACACAGTGACCACTATCTATGATTTTGGCAGCGTTCAGCACCAGCCCGACAAGCTGGAATTTTTAGATCTAGCTTCGGTGTGGTGGTGGGAAAGCAACAGATCCATACCCATCAATATTTTTTTGCGCAGAGAGTGGGATAAATTTCGACCCACACTGAGGACATTTATCAACAAAGATCTTGAAATCTTGCACGGACCCACATGCAGTTTACTGGACATGTCCCGCAAAAAAAGCAAACGCAAGAGCATTACCTTGGTTCGCAGGATGCCCTCAGGTCAGTAAGTTCATGTGCAGTGCAACTAATGCAGCGTAAGAAATTGAATGACTACGCTTAAACGTATAGCCCCGGCTGTCATCCCCATCCCATACAGTGGCAAACACTTCTGCCCAAGGACGTCGCTGCAAATGTGCTTTGCCTGGGCGAATGATTGAGATAAAAGCAGCCATTCTAGCAATGGAATCTGGCTTCATTGCTGCCAACAAATCCCTGTAATTGCCAACATGCACCAATTTGCCGGCCCACTCGGGATCTTGCCACAGTCTAGACCAAGTGGGTTCTTGTGCCAACAACTGATCATAGTGTGCTTGATCTTGTATTAAACTATACACACTCATGTTCAACAGATCAATCTTGAAGTAGCCGCGTTGTTCTGCCATATCATAAGGCAGTGCAGCACAGCCGTTGATGGGATCACGCGGTATCTCGGTCACATATACGCCAGAGTTGTGTCGGCGCACTGAGCCATTGACCTCAAGACGTGCTGGTACATGCTGTATCAATTTGAGTACAGCATCACGGTTGGGAACGTCAATGTCAATATCAGCGCTCATTGGTCTCGCACAGTATGGTTGTCAGTTGAAGTTGTTCCTGTGCTTTTTTTACTGCCTCTAGTGCATTGGCCACAGTTGGATGCTTGGCGGCCAAGACTACAATGCGTGATTCTTCATCTCGCTTGATGCGAGCCCAGTCCAACAGCGACTCAGCATCGCCGTTGAGACCCACTGACATAGAACCAGTGCTACACGTGATCCATTGGTTACCATCATACACTTCGATGTTTTGGGTCTGGGTGTTGAATCGCATGTTGCCTGTGCCCATGCCGTTGCCGTAACTGCTGATATAAGGATAGGCACCATTGCCAGTCACTGTGAGATACCTTCCCGATTGCACTATAGATTTGATCATGTCACCATCCTGCTTTGTTCAAAATATCTTCTACCCAGGCTTGATCTGCAGGGTAGTCATGAAAACGTCGTTGCCATGTGTCAGAATCAATGTAGGGCCAAATCATGGCCACTTGTTCTGAATTCAAATTGTTCAAAAATTCTTGACCCGAACTGCTGTTGTAAATGACCCAGGCACTGATACGACCAGCTGTGATCTCATGGCACAGTGCGTTGACATTGCCGTATCGCAGCATGTCCTGTGCTGGATGGCCAGTTTGTTCTTGCCAGCGTACACTTTGTTCAATAGCACGTTCCACTGCATCGCTCACCGCTTCCACTGTGACATACCATGTGAGATATTCAGTGTACAGTTGGTCACTGGCCCAACGATCAATTTTTTTATTGTGCTTCAACAACCATGTCATGTACTGTACAGGATTGATCACATGTGTGTCAACACAGTATCTTCCAAATTTCACAAATGCTCGATAGTAGGCACTGTCACAAAAGTCATCAAAAGTTTTGAGCCGAGCTGAGCCTTGAGCTTGCTCATAAAACTTGATATAGGCTTGAAAGCCCAGTTGTACTCCGCGATCGTTTTGAGTGGTGCGACGACGTTTGGGTTCACACATGTGAACTACCATTGACGTTTCACGTGCAAATTTTTTGTTACAGTATCCGCACTCAAATGTCATTTGCTATCTTTGCCTGCGGCGGCAAAATATTGATCAATGTCTTTTTGTGTAGTGATGGCCATCATTACATCCAGCTCATCATCTTTGTAATGAGGATACATTTCTGCTAACTGACGGCGGCGAGCCGAAGCACCAGACTGTTTTTTCTTGGGAGCGATCCAAGGATGCCGATGAGTACCCAGACCTGGACTTACGGCAGTGGCCATGAGCCATTGCAATTTTGGATGCTTGGCCACGTCAAAGAAATGTTTGTTCAGTCTCTCGTTGGTGGCAATCACATAAAACTCTTGCAGCTCTCTTGAGCCTTCCACTGCCGAGCCCCAAC